TGAAACATCTCATTCGGATACCAGGTGGGGTCCCCTACTATCGTGATTTGTATCGTGCTAATATCTCTACTGGTACGGCGGGCCATACCTAAACCAACTAATAAAGCCCCTGTCTCTTTACTGATGCCTGCGTCAGTATAGGCGCTTAGGTTCTTATCCTCAACGACAGTGGCCCTACATGCAATAGGAGGATTTCTATTAGCGTACTTATAGGGCGTGGCCTGTAATGTAACCTCGATGGCATCATTGAATGAATCAGATGCGCCATTACCTCCATCATCAGTTACTATAAAGCGGTTAGTTGTGGCTATACTACTACTTACTACCCGCATGGAGAGTATGCGCTGTCTCTCATCAGGACATATGTTAAGACCCGCCGGTAGGCTGCGGAAGAAATAGGTTCTATACAGCCTATTGGGATCTTGGAAGCCACTAGTATCGCCGCTATTAGGCGCTATTATAAAATCACCATTGATATGGCTGAATGAGGCGTCTACTACGCGCTCCTCCTTGAGTAGAAACGCTGCTTGTATTATATCAGCGGGGCTCTCATTAATGAAGTTGAATACCCCGCGGTTCTGTCCCTGCTCGATAGGCGGGCGCTGTAACCATATATGAGTACGGGGGTTACCTCCTGGGCTCATAGGCGTGAACATAGCAGCCCGTGTCCAACGCGGCGCATCTACTAGCTCTTCGCCTGGCGTAAGCTTATTCATGTCCTGTATAATCTTAACCTCAGAATTACTCGCATCTCCGGCTATTAGTTTATTAGCGAATAAGTATTCTATCTTACCATCTGCTCCTATGTCGTAGCCGCGTACAGTCATACCCTCCTTGAACTCCTTCCAGCAGCTGGCTACCTGCGGGCCGCTCTCTGTTTCAATAGGGGAGTAACCTACTGCAAAGTTCAGTATCTTACGCAGTATGAGGGCTCTATCGCCCTTCTGTTCTGGTGTGGGGGCACTGAATAAGGTATCTGGGTTAGATAGAACACGTGTGTTGTGTAGTAGCCTCATACGATCTTGACACGATAGCACTACCTGCACACCTGTATTAGCATCAGCCGTTACCTCTACCTTCTCAATGAAGCCCCAGAATACAGGGAATAGAGTAGCGCCCTCCTTCGGTTTCATATCTGTATCTGGTATAGGAAATGGTATATCAGATAGATTACTGATATCCAGTACCTGCTTATCTGACCCTACCATCCCCATGTAAATTCGTATCTCATCCTCCTCGCTGAGATAAGGGTAGCGCCCGCCCCTGTACTTACTAACATCAGGTAGCGCTGGTAGTAATCCTGGTGCATCTGGTACGGTTAGCGTTACGCGAGCTCTATTTATATTCCAGTTATCGGCATTGATTATAACATCTACGGCGCGTACAGTCCAGCGACTCTTGTTTATATCAGTAGCGCATATCTGAGTGCCAAATAATATAGGTTGTATATCACTAACAGCTGTGGCCAGCGTTATTACTGCAGCAGGTGTCTTAGGACGCATAATTAATAAAAAAGGGACTCAGGAAATCCTGAGTCCCATGAGCGGAGAGAATGTGGGATTATTGTGTAATACTATTCCCAAACGATGAAGAAGAGCTTCCCACAGATATAGGACGAGTTTGAGCCTTGAACTGCTGAACAGATTCAGGAATATACCGAATACCTTCAGCTACACCCTCCCAACGTTGTGCAGGTACGCGTCGACCAGGCATGAAGCCGACGCTGTAGTTATCTACCTTGCATCTAGTTATTTCATATCTGAATTTCGCCCTACGATTACGACTAGCAGCACTATTAGAAGGGAACTCAATGCCACTCTGGTTATCGACATTAGAATCGATATTCCAGAAGTCAAGGGATCCTAATCTACGGCTATCTGTTCCACTACGAGTTAGGGGTGAAGATACTAACTCAGCTGCATTAGCATCGAAGGTAATCTGGAACCGGGGGCTCCGACCTAGTACTTGATCACGACCAATTTCATTAGTGCCGAACGTGCGGCCCATAAATTCACCATCAACTAAACCTTGTTCTAGTACCCACGCGATGTTAAATTCCCCGTCTAGATAGACAGGTACGCGTTGGCCTAATTCTAAATAGGTCTCAGTTGAATTTCTAATACTGAGCGTCAGGGACTGGAACTTACCGAACCAGGCAACCTGTCCGCTACTAGTGTCATTAACCCAGACCTCGAAGTCAAACCCACTAAAGGGATCGAGACCAAAGTTATTGACAGCAGGAGTGAGGAAAAGAGCATCTTTAGATGACATTATATTACTCGCCTAAGGGACTGGATTCTGTGTCGCGGCTAATCGTCACGTAGATATAATCCGCGCTATAAAGGGGCTGGAATTGTAAACTAACGTATAGTTCGCGGCTAAAGTAAGACGCTGCGCTATTATTGTTGCTATCGATAATGGCAGGCCGGAAGCTAACAATGCTGCCATTCCGCTTGAGCTCGCCCATAAAGGCATTAAGAGCGGCGGCTATCTGATTACGGACTAAACGACTATTAGGCATAGCCACATAATTCCGTAGGATAGCGTGCGCCCCTTGCCTAACAACGTCGTGAGCCCGGCGTAAGTATATACGCTCCCATGCAGGATCAGTAGATAGTGTAACACCACTAGCAAAGCGGTAGGTACGATCAACTGTATCCAGAGTCAGTACCTCTAACCGCGCAGCTGAATAAATGTCCTGATTGCTGCGGCTAGCATAGTTATCCGTATCAGACTCTATGATGTTAAAGAGGGGCCCGACAAGAGACCGCGCTGCGGGACTGACGAAGAAGTCAATAGCAGCTAATTTACCTGCGTAAACAGCAGCACCAGACACACCATAGCGACTACTATTAGGTTGGCCAGCGTACGTAAACCAGCCTGCCACCATAACCGCACGGGTGGAGTTGAATCCACGTGTAATATTGGCGGCCAGAGAAGGGGTAGTGCGCGGAGGAGCAGCTAATACTGCAATACGAAGGCCATCACTATCACGAGCACGTTCGGCTTCAGTAATAAGAGCCTGCTGAACACCTACGTTAGTAGTGCCCACTAGAAGAATATGCACAGGTTGGTTCTCTAGAGTACGGATGATGCTGACATAGTCATCATTAGTTACAGGAGGCCCGTCGTAGCCATTCTCTAGTGTCACATCCACTAACACATTAGGACCATAGAAATCCACGTGGGTAGGGTTCTCAACATCAGTCTCACTCTCGTCGGGCGGGGCTACTCTCAGCGGTGACTGACGTACTAGAGCGGCGTCGTAATTAATCGAGTCGATGGACTTAGGTAAGAAGAAGCCTCGGATAAACTTCGAATCGAGGAGTGCATTTAATTCACCTGATTCGTTTGTATCCTCCAGCTTAACAGTGTAAACTTCATCAGCGAGAGGTGGGTCGAAGGCACTACCACTTAGGTCTCGTACAGTAAGGCGAAACTCGCTATTACTCACAGGATAGATACTAACCGTAACTTGATTACCCCAGCTACCCTCACTGACTGCTTGGAGGCGTAGGAGAGGGGTACCATTGAAGGTATAGAAATCACGGAATGCACTACGAGGACCATCCAATCCGCCCTGGAACGAAGTGAAATGAGTAACGGGATCCGGAATAGTAGTGACTAATGCAGGACTAGCGGTAAAACCTCTATTAGCAGTGTTATCGTTTGCCGTTACGTAAAACGAGAAGCGATTGCTGATAGAACCGGTGAGGGAGGGCTCTAATTGAATGACTACTCCGTTGTCCTCAACATTACGAGTAATCTCACCAAAAGGCTCCACACCTACAGAGGCATTGATCAGACTAGTGACAATCTGGTTAGGTAGGTCGCCACTAGAGATAGGCACAGGGACTACATATTTATTAACTCTAATACTCCAGCTATTACCTTCTACTAGATTGAGGGCCGCACCGGCTACAGTGCCGAAGCGAACTCTGATGTTACTACTAGTTAGTGAAATGAGAATGTTACTAGAACTATCTACACCAGCAGCGATATTAACATCAATATCCGTAGTGACAGCCGCCCAGTTAAGTGGATTCTGACCCAGTGGTACAAACTGCCATTTAATAGTAGCTACACCAGCATCGACATCATCAACACGAAGGAAGTATCGGCCACTGGTAGAACCAGTATACGGGCCCTCTGCAGTTACCGTTTCTTTATTATTGACTACAGGCGCTACGGTAGTATTAGTGAGCATAGGCCACACTATATCAGCGGCTCCATCCTCGCGAGCAATGACCTCTCCCACGAAATTGGTGTGGATATTGAGAGTGTTATTAACTCCCGCTACACCAGAGAATGTGAGGGACGCAGAAGCAGGGCGGCCCCGACCAGTAACTCGTACTAGGGCAATGTTAGCATCATCTGGATTAGTGAATTGATCATATACAACCTGGTA